ATACGGGCAACCATGTAAGGCTGTGAAATGGTCTGCCCCTGCCCTATCGGCAGCGCGACGTTATCCCAGGCTTTGTGTTCAAACGCTTCGTCCACGAACTTATCACGCGGCACGCGAGCAAGCGCTTCCAGTACGCGCTCATCGTTAATACCCTGAGCGCGCAATTGATTAAGAAGGGTTTGTACGCGGTTACTTACCATTGCCCAGCCACTCCTGCACGATCAAGCCATGTGGAGACAACCTCCTGCGCGCCGTACGCGGTCAGATCCACATGAAGCGGCGTTACGGAAACATAACCTTCATCAATGGCGGCAAAATCGGTTTCCGGACCGGCATCGAATTTTTCACCCGGCGGGCCGATCCAGTACAGCGTATTACCGCGTGGATCTTCCTGCGGGATAACTTTATCGGCGGGGTGACGGCTGCCGCAGCGCGTAACCCGAATCCCCTTAATTTCTGAAAGCGGGAGATCGGGCACGTTGATGTTGAGAATGCGGCCAGTACGCAGCGGCTCACGTTCCAGGGCTCGCAAAATGGTGCAGGTGACTGCCGCCGCCGTTTCATAATGCTCATAGCCATTGAGCGAAACCGCAAGAGCGGGAAAGCCGAGATGACGTCCTTCCATCGCCGCGGCCACAGTGCCGGAATAAATAACATCGTCCCCCAGATTGGGGCCAGCATTGATTCCTGACACCACCACGTCCGGACGCGGGCGCATCAGCGCATTCACGCCCAGATAAACGCAATCGGTAGGAGTGCCCATCTGCACAGCGATATCGCCGTTGGGATAGTCAAAGGTACGCAGGGAAGATTCGAGCGTTAATGAGTTAGACGCACCCGAACGATTGCGATCGGGCGCGACAACCTGCACCTCAGCAAATTCGCGTAAGGCTTTCGCCAGAGTCTGGATCCCCGGCGCATGAATTCCATCATCGTTACTCAGCAATATCCGCATTTAAACCATAACCATTTGATTTGATTAAAACATGACTCACCGAGTCGCTTTTATTATCCTGTTAATTGTCCTGTTTTATTTTTATTACTCTATTTTGAGCATTAAACAGTCCAACTGATTCATTCTAACGCTTTTTCATTTATCAGATAACTATTAGCATCCCCAGTGCGCAACATTCTTTTCCCATCCCCGGGACTTCATCATTACATGACAACTCTGTTTATCAACGTTGATTACAGTGATGTTTGTCACGTGGCGACAGCATGCCTCGTCTAATTTTCGACCGATGAATGTTGCGCCCTGCTAAAACAGTAAACCCTTGCTACCCTTCGCGTTGAGCAGATTTGGAACCTCAATCAGCTTTTTGCTGTGGCGAAGGATGTCGTAATCGCTGAATTAAGCAACTGATTTATTGCGCTAAAGTTATCAATATTAATGTCGATAAGTTAGTTACCCTTGCCTGAGCGAGGGAGTGAAAATAAGACTACCGTTTTTTTTGCCCGCACCGTGCGGGCTTTTTTTTCTTTTATTACCTTTACTAACGCCATGTAACGGACAGAATCAACCGTAGCGACGGTGCGTTTCCCTTTCGGGCCGATGCGTAGTGCAGCGTAGAACGCTGGACGGATATCAGACAGGCGCGGCACATGACCTCCTTCTTCTACTGTATTTGTATGGGTCTTCCCCTGTTGTGGTGGGTAGTACATAATTGAGTGATTTTCAAACACCACACAGTGCCTTTATGGCGTCTCTTTTTACATGAGAGGGAATTCTTATGAGCGTGCCGCAAACAAAAGCTGAACTACTTTTAGCTATTGATAAAAATTTTAGTAAATTAATTAGTTATCTCAACGCAATCCCACCAGAAATTACTTCAGATAAATCAATGGACGGACACGCCAAAGGAACGGAGATGAGTGTTCGTGATCTCGTTTCGTATCTGCTTGGATGGAATGCTCTTGTTGTAAAGTGGATCACTTCTGATGCTAAAGGTCTGCCTGTCGATTTTCCGGAAACCGGCTATAAATGGAATCAGCTAGGTCTTCTTGCTCAAAAGTTTTACTCAGATTACAGTGGGTTAAGTTATGAATTGTTAGTAGCTGAACTTCAGACTGTAAAAAATGAGATTGTGAAGCTTATTGATGATCGTACCGATGATATTTTGTATGGAAGACCATGGTACACAAAATGGACGATGGGGAGAATGATCTCATTTAACACATCTTCGCCTTACGCCAACGCTAATGGAAGATTAAGAAAGTGGGCAAAAACGAATAATATCAGTTTAAAGTAAGCATCAGAATGAAATTATATGGACGAAAAATCCCTCTATGCCCATATCCTTAACCTGACTGCACCATGGCAGGTAAAATCCCTTACCCTCGATGAAAATGCAGGTTCCGTTACTGTTAACGTCGGAATCGCTGAAAATACTCAGTTAACCTGTCCGACCTGCCGGAAATCCTGTTCTGTTCACGATCACCGACATCGTAAATGGCGCCACCTTGATACCTGCCAGTTCATGACATTAGTAGAAGCCGATGTTCCCCGAGTTATGTGCCCGGAGCATGGCTGCCAGACTCTGCCTGTACCGTGGGCAGGTTCCGGCAGTCGGTACACTCTGCTGTTCGAATCGTTCGTGCTCTCATGGCTTAAAATCAGCACCGTTGATGCGGTCAGGAAACAACTTAAACTTAGCTGGAATGCCGTTGACGGCATCATGACCCGCGCGGTTAAGCGAGGCCTGTCGCGGATTAAAAAACCTTTATCAGCGCGTCATATGAATGTAGACGAAGTCGCCTTTAAAAAAGGGCATAGGTATATAACCGTGGTATCTGATCGCGACGGACGGGCGCTGGCATTAACCGATGATCGTGGCACAGAGAGTCTTGCCAGCTATCTCCGTTCGCTCACTGACAGTCAGTTGTTGGCCGTCAAAACACTGTCGATGGACATGAATGCGGGCTATATAAGAGCAGCGCGTATCCATTTACCCAGTGCGGTCGAGAAAATCGCCTTCGATCGCTTCCATGTGGCGAGGCAACTGGGCGAAGTGGTTGATAAAACCCGCCAGAATGAACATCCGCACCTCCCTGTTGAAAGTCGTCGTCAGGCCAAAGGTACCCGCTTCCTGTGGCAGTACAGCGACAAATGGATGACTGAGTCCCGGCAGGAAAAGCTGATGTGGTTGCGGGAACAGATGCAACAGACAAGCCAGTGCTGGACACTGAAAGAGCTGGCAAAAAATATCTGGGATCGCCCCTGGAGCACAGAACGCAGGAATGACTGGTTGCAGTGGATATCGCTGGCGTCTGAATGTGATGTGCCGATGATGAAAAACGCAGCGAAAACCATCAAAAAACGGTTATACGGAATACTGAATGCAATGCGTCATCGCGTCTCGAATGGTAATGCGGAGGCGCTGAACAGCAAGATCAGACTGCTGAGGATAAAGGCCAGGGGATACCGAAACCGGGAGCGCTTTAAGCTGGGAGTGATGTTCCACTATGGAAAGCTGAATATGGCGTTCTGAGCCTTCCCACCATGATCGGGGAAGACCCATTTGTATACAGAGTTTTTGCAGAGGAAGGAGATCATTACGAAGCGGTCTAACAATAACTGTTACTGAGGTTTAGCTGGCCAGTTAATGTCAGGAGCAGTGTCAGTGTTAACCCTGTTGATCTGGATACGATATTTTTTCCATGCCAGCAGATCTGCCGCCTCCTTCTCAGTAGCCATATCAAGATCAACCGCATCCTGCCGCCAGGCTATTTCATTATCAGCCTCGCTTCTAAGGGATGAGCGTTGACGCTCAGCCTGTGCAATCAACTGCTCCTTAGTGGGGGACGGAATGTCTACCCAGACCGGCAATCCCTGTGGACCGCCAGCGCGCATTTTTCCATCCGGTGGAAGCTCAATGAAAAATTCCCGGAATACTTCAGCTGGCATTAACACTGCATCATCCGGCCAGGCGCCGGATGCTTTATACAATTCAATATCGCTTTCCGGATACGCACCGTTTGTAATTGCTGAATAGTAAAATTCGCTCATCGCCCAATTCCTATAATGCGTGCAGATGCAGAAATCTGACCCCAGTTATGCAGCTCTACAGCTGCGTTTGAAAACGCCCCCGCAACAACGTTTCCGGCTACCGTATTCGGCGTAACAGCAACGGGGACCGCTATAGCAAACAAACAGAAAATGGATATGTCCAGTATGCGGCGCCGGTTGTTCCTGCTGCTACCTTTCCCGAGGTTTCCAGCCACTGCAGTTTAAAGCCGTTCGGCAACTTCAGATAACCGGCGGTAGTATTTCCCGCATATTCAAATGCTGACATATCAGGTATCTGGTTTGCGCCTGTCCCTACATCAGCGCTTGTTAAAATCTTACGAACAACGAAAGTTCTGGAACCTAACAAACCGGCGACGCGAACCTGGTAGTAACGGTAATTTGCAGATGTTGTGGTTGAGTACATAACCTCAACATGTCGCGTACCTCCCTCCGGACCATTTACCCTTATAAGGGTGTTATATGTCGGCCCTGGTACATCTAAACCAGCTGGAATGTTTGTCATGTTGCCTGACTGAACCACATACAGCGCGCCTGTAACAAACTCAAATGTTTGCCAGTCAAGGGAGCTAAGTGATTGAAGTATATTTCCAGAAAGACCAATCCCCATGGCATCAAAACCAAGGTTTTTGAGACCATTTTTAGTCGTTAACACTGGTGTCCATTTCGCCGATGGCGGGATACTCCCAATGTTGTCGTCGACAAGAGAAGAATACGTCTCACTGAATCGCCACGGATAATCTAGACACTTCCGAGCCGTTGATAATACTGGTTTTCATATTCTGTCGGTGACATCTGTTCGCTAGAACCATGCCGACGCTTACTGTTATAAAACATTTCGATGTAATCAAAAATATCGCTGCGGGCTTCCTCCCGCGTTCCGTAGATCTTTTTCTTTATCCGTTCACGTTTCAACAACTGGAAAAAACTTTCTGCAACCGCATTATCATGGCAGTTACCGCGACGGCTCATGCTACCCTCCAGGCCGTGTGATTTCAGGAACGACTGCCACTCATGGCTTGTGTACTGACTGCCCTGATCCGAATGAACCAGCACCTGTTTTTCGGGATTACGCCGCCATACAGCCATCAGCAGTGCGTTCAGGACAATGTCCTTTGTCATCCGGGATTGCATGGACCAGCCGATAATTTTGCGTGAGAACAGATCAACAACAACGGCAAGATACAGCCAGCCTTCGTGGGTCCTGATGTAGGTTATGTCCGTTACCCAACGCTCATCAGGAGCATCCGGATTGAACTGTCGCTGGAGCCTGTTGGGCGACACGATACTGGCCTCGCCTTTACGTGCCCACGGGCTCCGGTATCCGACCTGAGCCTTTATCCAGACACGTTTCATCAGTCGCCAGACTCTGTTGACTCCGCACTGTTGCCCGCTGTCCCGCAGATCCAGATGGATCTTGCGATAACCATAGACGCATCCCGATTCCAGCCAGAACTGTTTAATCTGTCCTGTCAGTCTCAGGTCTGCCCGATGGCGTTGTGAATGCGGCTGCTGAAGCCAGGCGTAAAAACCACTGGGATGAACATCCAGCACCCGACAGAGCAGGCGAACAGGCCAGCAACAGGAGTTGTCACGGATAAAGGCGTACCTCAGTCGGACAGTTTTGCGAAGTACGCCGCGGCTTTTTTTGATATGTCCCGTTCGTCAGTAACCCGCTTCAGCTCTTTCTGGAGACGGCGGATCTCGGTCTGAGCATCTGACTGTTCTTTATGAGTGGAGGAATCCGGCCCGTACTTCTTTATCCAGGCGTAAAGGCTGTGGGTGGTGATATCGAGACGTGTTGCAACGCTGGCAACAGAATAACCGCGATCAACAACCTGTTTGACTGCTTCAGTTTTAAACTCTTCGGGATAACGCTTACCGCTCATGGGCACCTCTCTTTAAGCCATCTTAAATGACTCTGAGGTGTCTGTTAAACCCGTGGCGATTCATCACCGCCACGAACACAGAGGGATCCTTTGTAATACTCCTGGGTTGCGTCCCACTCTGGAATTCCCATCTGGTGCTGGTAAGCAATAAACTGGCTCAGTGCGTACATTGCGGCGTTGAAATCTTCGAGAGAAGGATTCTCCGATGGTCCGACAATTCCCCACCCTCTCAGAAATGCAGCTGTTACCTGCGATGTTAAATCATCTGCCTGTGTTGTCTCGCCAAACAACGTTCGCTCGAGTCCCTGAGCATTAGAACCAAATGCGCGAAGATTCCCTGCATATCTCTCAATCTTAGACATGAATTTTCCTCGAAAAAAAACCGCCCTGGTAGGCGGTGTTAAATTTGCTGGCAAAGCCTCTGGCGGCCGGGTTTCGCGAGAAACCGAAAGTCATTCCGGGGGTCACTTGGTAGAAATAGTCGTAGCGGACACCTGCCGGCTTCGGCAATAGACCGAGCCTGACAATCAGTCTCAGCTCGTCGACCGATACCTGAGAA